CCAAAGATGCAGAAAAGCTCCGCGAGTTTTTCGCAGAGCGTCAGGAACCGGCTGCGCTTGAAAAAACTTCAAGCGCAAGCTAAAAATTTTTGTCGTGTGCTTGACATACGGGTGCCTGAGATCATGAAAACGAAAACGGGGCACCTTACAGCGTTCCAAAAGCAAAACAAACTGATTGGTAATGCTTCCTGGTGTCAGTGCCACTACCCTCTCCTCGCACTGTGAGATGCGCTCGATCACAAACGGCGGTAGTGTAATGGTACGGTATCCTGCCTCGGTTTTGGGCTGTTTGATCACCCATTCATGATCTTCCGACCGCACCATTGCTTTGTTCACTGTAATCTGATTGCCGTTGATATCGCTTCTGAGCAGTGCAGCGATCTCACTGCGACGGAGAGAGCCGAAGGCTGCAAGCATGATGGCCTTTTCCAGTTCACTCCCCTGCGCTGCCTGTATGATCTTCTGTACGTCCTCTGTGGATGGGATATACAGCTCCGGACGTTTGCGCTGTGGCAATGCTGTATGCAGATTCATCTCCGGCAGATACACGCTCAACACAGCCGAAAGCAGACCATGCACATTGCGTACGGTTTTGGGGCTGAGCTGTGCTGCTTCCCGGTTGATGGCGTTCTGGATCATGGCTTGTGTCAGATCACAAAGGCGCACGCTCATCAGCTGCTGCAGATTGGTTCGCTTGATCTTGTAATATCCTTTGATGGTAGACGGCGACAGCACCTGATCCTTGCTTTGGATGTACTGTGCAAAGGCTTCTGCAAGGGTCATTTCAGAGGCTTTCACAGCCTTATGCGTGATGGCATACTGCGCCGCCATATACTCCGCCTGTTTTTTGGTCTCGGCGGTAAAGGATTGGTACCGCCGCTTGCCGTTTTCATCTTTACCATCGTACACCAACACTCTCCAGCTGCCGCTGGGGAGTTTTTTTGCTTTGGCCATGGCGGTACCTCCTTTATATTCATGATTCCTCAGATATAGAAATTCCCTTTTCTTTTGCCTGCTCAACCAGTTTTCGATAATTCTCGGTATTCGCATTTTTCATACGAGCATAACCACTTAACGACTTGGGCGCAATGTCCGGCATTGCTGCAACAATCTGCTCATATTCGATTTTTGTGTTTTCTTTCCTGCGTTTCTCTTTGATGTAATCTTCATAGAATTGGATTTGTTCTTCAGTTCGGTCATCAACAAACGGTCTATTGCTAGTTGCAATAATATCCCCTTCAACATATCTTGCTATATCATATTCCTCATGAAATGGATAAACGATGAGACCACAATGCGCCCCCTTTGATTCACGCAAATAGTCTGGGAATTTGGGAAACCGTTTATCTTTTCCGGATATACTATAGATGCGGCCTTGGTACTTCGCACATTCACCACAAATTCGATAACTAGTCGTTACCTCTACAAGATCCGTATTCATTTGCTCAGCCCAATGCATTTGTTTTTCAAAGGCTTCTTCTGATGCAGAAGTGTAGGTATGAATCTCCGTACTTTCATACACCTGCTTAGCATATGAAACACATTCAGGTGGTAAATTATAAGACAACAATTCTGTGTAAGCAGTAAGTATTTTCCGTTTCTTTGCATCATCAGTCTTTAACACAGCAGCTTTTTCTAAAGCATCATCGAATACTCGGGCAATCAGAAAATTAACTGTTTCGATGTAATGTTCCATAATGTGCTGAAATTGTTCGGAGGGATACGGTTTTTGGAAGACTCCATAAGGCTCGAGTTTGCCGATTTCTGCGGTTATTTGCTCCAACATTTCAAAACGCTGAAAAAACACTTCCGGATTTTTGGTACTGTTGATCAAGCGTACACAATCTGTAATAATACGAGAACGATCTTCAATGATCAACTGAACAGCAGAACATAACTTTTCACTTGTTACAACGGCTCTGGTCTCGTTGAGACGAAAAACAATATTTTGCACTTGGATAAAGCGTTCCTTATTCTTGATCTGTTCTTCAAATGGTACATCTTCAAAACTCGTTTCGCAAGAGTTCGATTTTCCAAATAATTTACGGAAGAATCCCATACTCACAACTCCTTTATGACACGCTTCACCTTACCCACGACCCTCAGGCGCAGCACATCGGCATCCTCAAACCGCTGCACGGGGTACATAGGATTGATGGAATGCAGCTCGATCCAGGTGGGGCCGTAGATGACCTTTTTCACCAGGCCTTCTTCTCCATCCAGCAGCACCACGGCGATATCTCCGCTGTCTACGCTGTCCTGCTTGTGCACCTGGATCAGGTCGCCATCTTCGATCTTGGGGAACATGGAATCCCCCTGTACACGGATGCAGATGGTCTCAGCCGCTTCGTAGTCGCTGACAATGCGCAGGGGGATGAAATCCACCACGCTGTTTTCTGCCAGTGCGCCAAAGCCGGCGGATACGCTCTCAAATACGGGCACCATGCGGATGTGGTCGTCATATACGGCGGAGATGTTGGAGGGCTCGGCAAGTGTTTGCTGCTTTGCTGCATTTAGTTTCTTAAGATGTTCAGCAATGATACTATCGCGCAGTCCAGCTGGTATTGGATATCCATTATTATAATCTTTAAGAAACATCCAATGACAATCCGCACCATCAGGATCATCAGTCAACCCAAGCAAATACTCGGGAGTAGTTTTTAATACTGCCGCAAATTCCATGATTCGTTTTTGGCGAATATCTGTTTTTCCTTTTTCAATTTTGTTAATGGAAGATTTGTCTGCATAACCAAGCATCTGTGCCAATACTTCTTGTGTAAGTCCCAATGATTCTCTTCTGATCTTAATTCGATCACCTAATGTCATAAAAAGCACCTGCCCTTCTTGTTGTTCATTATACCACAATGTTGAACAAATGTCAACCATTATTTTTGGTAGTTTTGTCAGGTTGACATTTTTTCAACTTCATGGTATACTTGAGTAGGTTGAAAAACGTTCAACCGCAATATTGGAGGAGGTGAAATAATGACTGATGCACTCAAATTCAAGATTGCTTTGTTAACCGCTGGCATTACTGTGTCTGATTTAGCAGAGAAAATCGGGGTTTCCAGAACATACATCTACAACTGCTTAAACCATAAAAGTGATTTCCGTGCAAGCGAAATCAGTGCCATCGCAAATGTCTTGGGGTTAACAGCCAATCAAACAACTTCAATTTTTTTTGCTCACGACGTTGAATAAATTTCAACTCCATGAAAATGAGCGAGAAAACAGCCTAACCTTATATGTTTATGGAGACAGACGCTCTGTTTTGTCTTACACACTTTTTAGGAGGTATTATTATGAACGAGTTAATCAGCATCAACTACGAGAACAGCGAACGCCCCACGGTATCGGGCAGAGACCTGCATGAGGCTCTGGAGGTAAAAACACCGTACACACAGTGGTTCGAGAGAATGTGTGAATACGGATTTACCGAGAACGAGGATTTCGGATTGGTATCACAAAAATGTGAAACCAATAATCCTAAGAATCCTTACACGGTGAGGAACGACCACGCCCTCACAATCCCGATGGCAAAGGAACTCTGTATGCTGCAGCGCAGCGAGAAGGGCAAGCTCTTCCGGCAGTACTTCATCAAGGTGGAGGAAGCATGGAACAGTCCCGAGATGATTATGAAGCGTGCCCTTGAGATTGCAAATGCCACTGTGAAGAAATTGCAGATCAAGGTTTCTGCTTTGACCGTTGACAACCAGATTATGCAACCTAAGGCAGAATACTTCGATGCACTTGTGGATCGCAATCTGCTGACTGGCATCCGTGAAACTGCCAAAGAGTTACATATCAAGGAACGAGCTTTTGTGGCTTTTCTGCTTGAGAAAAAGTACCTCTATCGTGATAAGAAGGGCAGACTGATGCCGTTTGCTCCTCATGTCACAGGCGGTTTGTTCGAACTGAAAGAGTTCACAAACGAAAAGACCGGCTTTTCCAGCACACAGACACTTATTACTCCAAAGGGCAAGGAGACATTTCGGCTGTTGTATGTGTAATTACAATGACGCCTACAACCAATGAATGAAAGGGGGTAACCAAATTGAGACAGCCAAGGGATGAACGTGGTTTTCTCAATCAAAACTGGAAGGCAGGTCTGGTTTCTGCGCTCACGGCAGTGATAACCAATATTTTATTAGACCTATTAAAATGGTGGTAATAAACGAAACGGCCATAGGGAACAGAATTCCATTTCTGATTGTGGCAAGCCATTCTCTTGTGATGTAGTGCCTATGATCTTCCAGATATGCTCTCCCGCTATCGGTAACGCCATAGGTAATCGGCTCACCCGGACTTTGCCACTGATTCAGAGCAGATGTCATTCTGATATATCCGTTGTTCAACAGCTCTGAAGTTCTGTGCGCTGCGGTTCGCCCTGTTTTCCTACTGATTTCGTCTGCCGTTTTATCACCTGCGCAAATGAATCTGAGCAGCTTATAAGTTTTGTTTGAAAGAATCTGCATTCCGCCTCACCTCCTTTCTGTGCTGATTATATCAGAAATCGGAGGCGATGGCAAGCAATGAATGAAAGGAGCAACCCGTATGAGTGAAATCCAAGTATTCAACAACGAGGAGTTCGGCGACATCCGAACATTGGAAGAAGGTGGCAAGGTGCTGTTCTGTGGATCAGACGTTGCAAAGGCACTCGGCTACAAGAACCAGAGAAAGGCACTTTCAGACCATTGCAAGGGAGTAACGAAACGTTACACCCTTACCAACGGGGGCAAACAGGAAATGTCTTTCATCCCCGAAGGCGATGTATACCGCCTGATCACGCACAGCAAGCTGCCTGCCGCAGAGAAGTTTGAAAGCTGGGTGTTTGATGAAGTGCTGCCCACCATCCGCAAAACAGGCAGCTACATCACTGCAGAGCTTTCTCCGCAGCTGCAGTTCTTGATTCAGATGGAACAGCGACAGAACGCACTGGAAGCAAAACAAAGCGAACTGGAAGAAAAACTCAACTTCAACCGCACAGAAGTCATCTCGGCTACAATGGAGTTCGGCAGAATCGGTCCGATGCAGCGGGCACAGATCAGCAAGGCTGTGAAGCTGCGGGCAATCAATCTTTGTATGTACGCCCCCACTTATGAGAAGCTTGGCAAGCGTGTGATTGCAAGCATCTACAAGGCATTGCAAAAGAAGTTTGATGTGCCCTCCTATCTTGATCTGGAACACCGGCACTACACAGATGCATTGATCTTCATCGAATGCTATGAGCCGGATGCAAAGCTACGCAGAAGCATCACAGACCATTTCCCTAAGATGAACCTGAACTTCTTGAATCTACTGGCTGAAACAGCCAACGAATGAAAGGGGGTGGTGATGTGGACAACCGCTGCAAGCGTGCCGAAGTAACTGTGGTCATCAAGACTACAACGCTGATCGGCACAGGAACAGAAAACGACCCCGCAAGAGAGGTCGTTCAGTATTGGACGCCGGATGGCAAATTGCTTGCCACGAATGATCCAAAAGACAATATCAATGCAATGATCCTGCAAGCCCGCAACGGCGACATTGACAGCTTAAAGCAGCTTCGTGATCTTCTCTGTAATGAGTGATTATTCCGAAAAGTGCACTCTCAAAACGCTGTCGATTTTCTCAATTCGATTGATATGGAGCGTTCTGCCGGAACGAGCGATAAGGTAATCTCCGATGGATACATCCGGATTTTCATCAATCACATGGATGTACTTCTGACCGTTGATGGGAATGGCTTGTAATGTGCCAATTTTTTCGCCATTTCTTTCTATCGTGAAGTTCGCGTCCGGCATATTGCCAATGATCTTTTGTGCAATTCTGCCCATGTCAGACATCCGTCTCACCTCCTTTCTGCAATCATTATATCAGAAATCGGAGGCGATGGCAACCAATGAATGAAAGGAGGCCCCACTATGGCAAGACCGAGAACATCCCCTCCCCCACGGTTTGGGCTGATCATCTGGGCGAACATTGCCAAGCACCAGACGCTGAAAGGCATTACCGATGATGATCTCTCCCGGCTGCTGGGCTTCGGGAATCCATCCACCATCAAGCAGCGCAAAAACCACAGCTACATTATCAGTGCCGATGAGATGGAGCAGATCTGTGCTCTGCTTGGCATTGAGCCGGAACGACTTTTTGAGAAATAGGAGGTACCCATGAAACACCACAAGCAAAGCGAAGCATCCATGCTGCGGGAGATCATCGCACAGCGGGATGCACAGATCAGGGAGCTGGAGGACAGGCTCTACACCGACAGCCTGCAGATCGCCAAGTACAGCGATGTGCAGCAGGCATGGATCAACGCCAAGGAGCAGCCCCCCAAGCGGTTTGATGATGTGATCGTCTGCACGGAAAACGGCCGTGTAGTCATCGCAGCAAGGCACTCGGAGAACGGTTATTTCACGCCTGCATTGCAGCGTGTGGAGAACGTCATCGGCTGGATGCCCAAGCCCGCACCTATGGAGGTCCCCCATGGCAGCCATTGATACGGTACGCAATCTGATGCACGGGGAACGCAAGATGTGCAGCGTGTGCGAGATCGCAAGGGAAACGGGGCTGGATACCGAAACAGTCAAACCGCTGATGGTGAAGATCGCAGCGGAGCAGCCCCGATATCGCCCGATCATGCGAAAGGACAACCCCTTGCAGCCCAGAGTGAACATTCCAAGCGGCAGACCCCGCAGAGCCTATACCGATGCCGAATTGCGTCTGCTGACCGAAATGTATCACGATGGAAAGCAGGCAAGAGAGATCGCCAAGGTGCTGGAGAGGGATGAAAGCGCACTGAAAAACAAGATCCGGCATTTGCAGAAGCAGGGCATTTTACCGTGGAGAAATCAAAAACGAGAGGAGAAACAAAATGATTGAGTACATTCTGGGCTGGCTGACCTTTTTTGCAGCCATGACCGCTCTGGGGCTGATGCTGATCAAGGGGATGCAGGATGCCGTAGAGCGCAGAGAGCAGAACGAAATCTACCGTCTGGCACAGAAGATGGCTGAAAATGCCCATGTCACCGTGGATGCAAGGATCGTCATCATTGATGAGATGGGAGGTGTACGGCAATGAAGGTGCTGAAAATCACCTGCACCGGCATGGAGCGGCTGGAGCTTGACAACACGCTGGCTGCGCTGCAGGAACAGGTGGAAGGCTACATCGAGGTATTTCACTTTGGCAGAAAGGATGCACGGGGCATCTGCAATGAGAACGGTATTGCCATGGGGCTTCCTCTGAATCTGCTTGCAACGCTGATGACGGATATTACGATTCGCGGCACAGTGCTGATTGTCGGCATTGATCCCGACGACCCATTTGCGGAGGATTTCTGCGACTGTCCCGAGGACCTTCTGGCAATTGCAGACGAATATGCCACAAAAGAAAAAGACCGCCCGACAGATGCCGGAACGGTCACAGAATAAATATTCGCACCCCCATTGTATCATGGGAGAAAGGATTTGTCAAGATGGACAAACAATATTTCAAGGGGCCCTTTAAGGGTGCCAGACAGATCGCCATAGCAGATTCCGTTGCAGATGCGCTGCAAACGTTCTGTACACAGGAGCCTGAATTTACACAGGCCATCGAGCAAAGCGGCAAGAGCTTCCAGCAATGTCTGGATGCGGTGGTCAAGGGCGCAGGCAGCTCTCTTTCCGATCTGGAAGCATACCGCCGTGCCGTGAAGTTCTACTTTTCTACCGCTTCCGTGCATTTCCATATGCAGATCGACCTTTGCGGAGAGAACGGCCACAAGGCTCCGCCGATCACGCAGACCAAACAGCCATCCATGGAGCTTTCGTTAGATGCTCTGCTGGATTTCTGAGGTGGGGGATTGGGTATGAAGCAATCACGAAAAGATGCACTGACCCGATATATCCCTCATCTGCCCGAAAAAGCGGCAGAGCAGATGAAAGGCAAAACAGCCTGTAATTTTGCGGTGATGCTCAACAGCCCCTTGGATGATACCCTTTACATCCGCTGCTATCACCGATACAGAGGCGGTGCGCTGGCAGAGCGTCAGCGGTACATATTCGCCAAGGATGGCGCACTTCGCCTGACCACACGGGATGATATCCATTTTATGGTTGCCAAGGAGTTCCGTGAGCCGGTGTTCTGTAAATCCTCCTGCTACGGTTATCCCTTTGACAACAGCTATACCGTGCTGAATTGGCAGGCCTTGGAGCGTTCCTGCCTGAAATACAGTTGTGCGGAACTGCTTCAGGTCGATCTGCTGATGGAATATCTGAAGCTGTACTGCAAGCACCCCAATGTGGAATATCTCCTGAAATCAGGCTACGGGCATTTGCTGTATACCGATTATGCAGGCTACTGGGGTACACAGCGCAGGCTCCGCACAGATTCCAATATCAACTGGAAAAGCAATGATCTGCTGAAAATGCTGGGGCTTACCCGCACGGAGTTCAAACTGCTTCAAGGGCATGAGGGCTATTACAACAAATATCTGGTTTGGAGAAAGCTTTACCCCAAGTATCCGCCGGAGATCCTGCTGCAGATGGCAAGAATATTCGGCTCCGATACCACTACTTTGCCCAAGTTCTGCCAATGCACAGGGCTCACACCCAGACGGCTGACTGCGTATCTGTTTGATCAGGCAGTAAGCTATTGGGATTATCGGGATTATCTGGAGCAATGTGAGAAGCTGCACTACGATCTCCACGATACCGCCATCTCCATGCCCCATGATTTTGCAGCCATGCACCGTCGGTGTTCGGAGATCATACGGTATGAACAGACAGAACAGCACAGAAAGCTGTTTGCTGCTGCTATGGCAGACCGCAGAAAGCTGGATTTTGCATACGGCGATCTGCACATCCGTCAGCCCAAAAGCATGGATGAGATCATCACCGAGGGTGCCACACTGAATCACTGTGTGGGCGGATATGCGGAACGCCATGCAGAAGGCAAGCTGCATATCCTGTTCATCCGCACGGCGGAGAAGCCCGATGTACCGTTCTACACCATGGAGCTTTCCGCAGACGGTCAAATCCGGCAGGTGCGGGGACGCAAAAACGCAGCCCCCACCCCCGCAGTACAGGCTCTTGTGGATGCCTACAAAACGTATCTGCAAGGCATATTAAACGATAAGAAAGTGAGGAGATCGGCATGATCGAAACCGGAATGAGAACTCCGCCCGCAGACACAAGCCTTGCGGTGACGGAGCAGTACACAGAAGCCTACAACCTGAATGTGAAGATCCACACCAGTATGCAGGCGATCCAGCAGAATCTTTACGATATGTGCAGTGCCCTGAAGCGGATGCGTGATGGCAAACTCTACAAGGAGCTGGGCTACCAGAATTTTGAGGATTACTGTCAGCAGGAAGCAGGAATTACAAGCAGACAGGCATATAAGTACATCACGATTCTTGAAAAGTTACCATCGGATTTTGTGAACCCGGGTTCACAAATCGGAGTGCGGAAACTCTACCTTCTCTCCGCCCTGACCGATGAACAGCGCACCGAGATCACCGAAACCGTAGACCTGGAATCCGTCACCGTCAGGGAGCTGCAGGCGCAGCTCAATGCCCTGCGGAAGGAGAAGCAGACCGCCGAAGCCGCTGTGACCGAAGCCAAGGAGGCGCAGGCTCTGTTGGAAGCACAGGTGAGAGAGCTGGAAGCCCGCCCGGTGGAGGTAGCGATTCCGGAACCCTCTCATGAGGTACAGAATTTGCAGGACGCCATGCGCAGGATCAATCTGGAGCATGAGCAGTGGTCTGCCCAGATTCAGGATGAGCATATCAGGCAGGTGCAGGAGATCAACCGAAAGCACCGTGCCGAGACCGATGCCTTACGTTCCGAGTACGAGAAAAAGCTGGCTGCGGCACAGACATCGCCCACAGCTGCTTTGCCCGACAGCAAGGAGATCTTCAAGGCATATCTGGCAAATGCCATTGATGCCGCCAAGCGCATGGCTGCTTTTCTGACCGAGCATCCCGATGATGCCTGCAAGGAGCAGGCGAAAAAATTCTTTGCCGCAATGCTGCAGGAGGTATAACATGGCAAAATTATTTGAGATTTCCAATGATTTCGCAGAGCTTTTTGACCGCTTTGAGGATTTTAACGAGATGGAGGACCCCGCCGAAAAAGAAGCCATCCTCCAGGCATGGTATAATACGCTGGAAGGCATCGAGGGCGAGTTTGAGATCAAGGCAGAAAGCATCGGCCAGTACATCAAGCAACTGAGAGTTGAGATCGCCGCCATGAAGGAGGAGGAACAGCGTCTGGCACAGCGCAGACGCACCAAGGAGCACAATGCGGAGGGACTGTCGATCTATCTGAAGACCTGCATGGAGCAGGTGCATCGGGATAAGATCGACACACCCCGCTGCCGGATCAGCCTCCGCAACAATGCGGAAACGGTGCAGATCGATAACGAGTCATTGTTTGTCCGGATGCTGCAGCAGCACGGTCGTGATGACCTGCTCCGCTACAAAGAGCCGGAGATCCGCAAAACGGAAGTAAAGAAGCTGCTGCAGTCCGGTGAAGTGTTCCATGGCGCACGTCTGATCCGCACCCGTTCACTGGTCATCAAGTAAAAGGAGGTTTATTATGGGATTCCAAAAAGTGACTCGTGTCAAGTCCAAGCTGCGGCTTGCACTGGCCGGACCTTCCGGCGCAGGAAAGACGCTTTCGGCACTTTATCTTGCTTACGGCATTACCGGCGACTGGTCCAAGATCGCACTGATCGACACCGAGCACGGCAGAGCAAAATTCTATGCCGACCGTTCCGATCTCGGTACGGGCGCATTTCTCTATCAGGAGATGTGCGCACCCTATTCGCCTGAGAAGTACAAGCAGATGGTGGCAGAGGGAGCGGCTGCGGTGGGTACCGACGGCGTTGTGATCATTGACAGCTTTTCCCATGCCTGGGATAATGAAGGCGGTGTGCTGGATATCAAATCCTACATTGCAAAGCAGGCGAACCGCAACGACTATACCGCATGGAACGAAGCCGGACAGATCCAGAACAATCTGGTCAATGCGATTCTTTCCGCAAACTGCCACACGATCATTACCCTGCGTACCAAAATGGCATACGCCCTGGAAGAAAACGAGCGTGGCAAGAAGGTTCCCGTCAAGCTGGGGCTTGCACCCGTACAGCGAGAGAATGTGGAGTATGAATTTGACATCGTTCTGAATATCGGCACCAATCATCAGGCAATGGTCTCCAAGGATACCACATTTCTGGATGGATGGACAGGCATCATCACGCAGGAGCTTGGCACACAGATCCGTGACTGGCTCGACAACGGTATGGAGCCCGAAAAATGTGCTGACTGCGGAATGACGATCCTGCCGGCAGGCGGCAAAACAACAGCGGAGATCGCAGCAGGCACCGAAAAGACTTACGGGAAAAAGCTCTGCTGGAGCTGCGCCTGCATCGCACGGAAACAGCGGAAGGATGGTGCAGATGCCGGAACTTCGTGAGTATCAGCTCCGGTTGGTTGACGGTGTTTCGTATTCGTGGCGCACGGGGCACAAAGCCCCCTGCATTGTGCTCCCGTGCGGCGGCGGAAAATCGGTCATCGTTGCAGAAATGGCAAAGCGTACCGCATACAGCGGCAAATACATTCTGTTTCTGGTACATCGCAGGGAGCTTTGCGAGCAGATCCTGCACACCTTCCTCTGGTGGGGCGTGGATATGCGTTTTGTCAGGATCATGATGGTACAGACCGCCTGCAATCGTCTGGGTAAGCTTCCGCCGCCCTCGCTGATCATCACGGATGAAAACCATCACAGCAAGGCAAGCAGCTACCGGAAGATCTATGATTATTATTCCCATGCCTACCGTGTGGGCGTAACGGCAACACCGGTCAGGCTGGACGGCTCCGGTCTCATTGACGTGAATGATGATCTGGTGGTCGGTGTATCGGCAAAGTGGCTGATCGAAAATCACTGCCTTGCCCCCTATGACTACTATGCACCTGCCGTTGCGGATCTCTCTACTGTCAAGGTGCAGCGGGGCGAGTTCGACGCAAGGTCTGCGGAAAAGGTCATGCTGGAAAGCAAGGTCTACGGCGATGTCATCGGCTACTACCGCAAATTCGCTGAAGGTAAACAGGCTGTCTGCTACTGCACCACCGTCAAGCACTCGCAGGCAATGGCAGCACAGTTTTGTGCGGCAGGCATCGACGCAGCACATATTGACGGGCAGATGCAAAAAGCCGAGCGTGCGCAGATCGTTGAGCAGTTTCGGCGTGGGGCCATCGACATTCTCTGCAATGTGGATCTGATCTCAGAGGGCTTTGACGTGCCCGACTGTTCCTGCGTTATCATGCTGCGCCCCACACAGAGTCTTACGCTGTTTATCCAGCAGGCAATGCGCTGTATGCGATACCGCAAGGGCAAGCGTGCAGTGATCCTCGATCATGTAGGCAACTACGCACGGCACGGAATGCCCGACGATGACAGAGAATGGACGCTGGAAGGCAAACCCAAGCGAAAGGGTATCAAGCAGGAACAGGAACCCACAGAAAGCTATGTCACCTGTACGCAATGCTATGCCGTTTTCAAGCCGGAACCCATATCGGAGCCGGGCATTGCCCGATGCCCGTATTGCGGTGCGGCTGTGGAGCATAAGGAGCGCAAGGCAATCGAGCAGGTCAGGGAAACAGAGCTGGTGCAGATCAGGGGCTTTACCGTCAACACAAAAACACCGGCAGAATGCCGCAGCTATCAGGAACTGCTGGAGTATGCCCGAATGATGGGCTATAAGCCGGGGTGGGCGTACTATCAGGCAAAGCAAAGGGGGCTGCTGACAGGATGACCGAGGAGCACGCAATCCAAAACCGCATCCGTGCTGCTCTTGCGCCCTATTGCGTGATCTTTCGCATCAACGTAGGCGCAGCACTGACCCCTGACGGAAGATTCTTCCGTACAGGTGTACCGCCCGGCTTTTCCGATCTGTTCGGCGTTCGGAGATCGGATGGGCGTGCAGTATTCATCGAGGTGAAAACGGCATCCGGCAGGGTGTCGAAGGATCAAAAGCAATTTCTCTCCCGGATGCGTGCGTGCGGGGCAATCGCCGGTGTCGCACGATCGGAGGAGGAAGCAATCAAACTGATAATGGAGGGTTAAACAATGGCATTTGGTACAAACTACGAAAACATTCCCCAAGGCGGCAATCTTGTGCCGGAAGGCGACTATGAGTGCATTATCACCAATGCAGAGATCAAAAAGACACACAACGGCAAGTACAAGGTCGGCTTTATGCTGACCATCCGCAACGATATCCGACAGGAGTGTCAGAACCGTGTGCTGTTTATGGATATCTGGCGCAAGAAAGAACCCACCCCCGCAGATGAACAGGTGGACGGCTTCAACTTTGCGCAGCTCATGGCGGTCAGCCGTGCCGCACAGATCCCGTCGGGGCAGAGCTTTGAATCGCTGGAGCAGTTCATGCAGGCCCTTTGCGGACGGCTTCTGCTGGCAAAGGTAAAGCACGAAACCTACAATGGCAGCACGAATGCCAAGGTGGATCCGCTCAGCACCGCACCCACTGCATTCCCCGAATGCCGTCATGTGCAGAAGCAGAAAACCCAGACTCCCGCATACGGCGCAACCGCACCACGTTCGCAGCAGGGGTATGCACAGCGGCCTGCACAGGGGTATGCACAGCAGATGGGCTATCAGCAGACAGCTCCGCCTGCACCGGCTTCCATGCAGGTGGATCCCAATGAATTTGAAGAGATCCTCGGCAATGGCGATGTACCGTTTTGATGCAGCGCAGGGGTATGATATGCTGTCATGCCCCTGCATTTCACGGAAAGGAGCGATGCAATGTACGAACTGATTCCCGACGAAATAAAAGCCCTGCCTCGCTGGGTGTGCTGGAGAGCTGTGCCTGATCCGAAATCACACTCAGGCATCTCCAAGCAGCCTGTCAATCCCCGTACCGGCGGCATGGCACGTTCCAATGATCCAAGCACCTGGACAGACTTTGACACGGCAGTATCCGCTTCGGTGGATTATGCCGGCATCGGGTTTATGTTCCATGAATCCGGCTATATCGGCATTGACATTGACGACCGACCGGGCGAGCTGGAAGCCTATTGCAACGGTGACCGTGACAATATCTTCGGGCAGCTCAATGACGCACTGCAAACCTATGCGGAGTTTTCACAGTCGGGCAACGGTGTGCACTTCATCGGGCGGGGCACACTGCCGGATAAGGACTTCAATAACCATGATATGGGCGTTGAGATGTATACCGGCGCACGGTTCTTCGTCATGACCGGCAATCCCTGCTCTGAGTTTGTGGATATCACCGATATCACCGAGGCAGTCAAGCCCTACTATGCAAAATACCGCACCAAGCAAAAACAGCAGACAAATTCTGCCCCGAGCGGTCAGCTTCCTCTCGGTGATTTTGCAGGCGGGGGCTTCCCGCTGACGGCGCAGGAGGTGATCGACCGTGCTTCCCGTTCAAGACAGGGGCAGAAATTCTCCGCACTCTACGGCGGTGATACATCCGGTTATCATTCTCCCTCGGAAGCGGACATGGCGTTCTGCAATCTGCTGGCATTCTGGTGTCAGGGCAACATACAGCTTATGGATGAGATCTTCCGCAGCTCCGGTCTGATGCGTGAAAAGTGGGACCGCAGGCAATCCGGCACCACCTACGGTGCCATCACACTGCAAAAGGCGGTGGAGGGCGCATCTGCCGTATACAGCGGAACAGAGGGTGACAGCGGCTATTCTGTTACCATACGGAAATGTATGCAGCAAGGTGCAGCCCGTACCCGGGGCAAAATGTATCGCTTTGACGATACCGGCAATGCGGAACGATTGTTTGATGCCTTCGGTGATATGCTGCGGTTCTGCTACACCGACAAGAAATGGCTCTATTACTTTGAGGGCAAATGGTATTCCGACAATATCGGCTATATCCGTCAGCTTGCGGACAGTGCAACCATACTGCAGGAGCAGGAGCGTGTGCTGTATGCCCATGATGAAGATATGCTGAAAGCCTTTGACCGGCATCTGAAGAAATCACGCAGCTTTGCGGGCAAGACCAACATGATCCGGGAGGCGGAGCATCATGCGCCCATCCTGCCGCAGAATCTGGATCGGAATAAGGCGATCATCGGCGCAAAGAACGGCATCATTGATCTGAAGACAGGTGAGCTGCTCCCACATGACAGGGAGGCGTATCTGACCAAGCAGTGTCCCTTTTCTTACAATCCCGATGCACCCGAGCCCAAGCTGTGGCTGCAATTCCTCTCGGATATTTTCGGCGACGATCCCTATATGATCGACTACATCCAGAAATGCGTCGGTTATTCTCTCACCGGCTCCACAGCGGAGCAGTGCGCATTCTTCCTGTTCGGTACAGGGCGCAACGGCAAGTCCACATTCCTGGAGATCGTGCGTGGCATTCTTGGCGACTACGCAACCAATATCCAGCCGCAGACCATTATGGTCAATCCAAAATCCGGCAATGCGCCTTCTTCGGATATTGCCCGTCTCAAAGGCGCACGTCTGGTCACATCCGTGGAGCCCAATGAGGGAATGCGTCTGGATGAGGGCTTATTAAAGCAGCTCACCGGAGATGATGTTGTGACCGCACGCAAGATGTTCTCCGAAGAATTTGAGTTCAAACCCGAATTCAAGCTGTGGATGGCAACCAACCACAAGCCGTTGATCCGTGGCACGGATACGGGCATCTGGCGGCGCATTCACCTGATTCCCTTTGAGGTGCAGATCCCTGCGGATCAGGTGGACAAAAAGCTGAAGTATAAGCTGGTGAAGGAAGCCGAAAGCATTCTGAAATGGGCGGTACAGGGCTGTATCAAGTGGCAGAATGAGGGTCTTACCATGCCCCGGAAGGTGCTGGATGCAGTCAGAGAGTACCGGCATGAGATGGATGTGATCTCCGCATTCCTGGATGCCTGCTGTGTGATGGGAGAGGGTGAGACCAAGGCTTCCAAGCTCTATGCCATTTACGCAAAGTGGGCAGAGGAGCACAATGAATACCTGATGTCCAGCACAAAGTTTGGCACGGAGTTGACCAAACGAGATGGCATCGGTAAAAAGAAAGCACAAGGATTCATTTTCTATACGGGCATATCGCTCGAGCAAACGGAATATAACCAATAATTCATGGATGGACTGGAGGGTTGGAGGGTTATTCCTATTCTATCATATGAAAAATTGAAGTGAAATTATATATATACTCTATGGTAAACCCTCCAACCCTCCATAACCCTCAAGCGAAAAGGAGCGAGACTATGAAAATTGATCTGCGAAACCCTGAGACATGGGCAGCACTGGAACGGCAGGCGTATAACGGCACTGTGAACCTGCTCCCTCTGCCTCCCGCCGCCTACAAGTATTTTGCCGAGCTGACTGCCGTGTACCGTGCCTTCCGTTTTGACGGAATGGCCAAGGAGGATGCCGAAAACCGAAAGCGGCTGCTCCTGAAAGACTATCAGCGGCAGGTACAGGAGATTTACCGTGCACGGGAGGTCTATGCCGAGTATCAGAATGCCATCCGCACGGTGGGCACGCTGACCGCCGAGATCGAGAAAGCACAGTCGGTCTATGAGATCGCAGAAAAAGCCTGCACGGTGATCGGTCTGCTGACCGGTGACAACGGCTTTTACGGCAGGCAGATCAGGAAGATGCAGAAGTGCGGTGAAGCAGAAGTAATCCACGCTCGATGGATAGAGCGAGAGACCGAGCCCTACGGTGACCCGTATGAAGAATGTTCCCATTGTGGAGAGCCGAGACCGATTTCACACAATGACTACTACCATAGGGACAAAATACGAAGTGCTTATGGCGCTTTCTGTAATTGCTGCGGCGCAAAGATGGACTTAAAGCCACCCGAAGAAACCGAGAAAGGAGAATCCCCATGCTGACCCCGCTACACAACCAAACTGCCGACCGTATCCTTGCACACTACGGTACGGAGAATCAGAAGATCCAGGCAGTGCAGGAGCTTTCGGAGCTGATCCTGCTGCTGACCCGCCGTGCCGATCAGATCACTTCACAGTTTTGTGAGGATGTGACCTCGGAGCTGGCAGATTGCTACATCATGCTGCGGCAGGTGCAGACCATGTACGGCATCACCGATGCAGCCATCACCGAGCAGATCGACCGCAAGGAGCTGCGGCAGCTTGAAAGAATTGACCGTGAGATTCTGCACTACGACCCTTGAAGAAAGGAGCAACGCCAATGGACCCCAAAGCCTTTTTGCTGCGATACCGGGAAATACAGCATCAGATCGAAGCCAATGCACAGGAAGCCATCTGTCTGCGGTCATTGGCAGAGAAATGTACCGTCAGCTTTGATTCCGAAAGCGGTGGTACCGGTGATGGTCAGCGCATTCCCCGCATCACAGAGCAACTGCTCCGACTGGAAGCGCAGACCGAGCAGCTTACCCATACGCTGGATGCGGTCAGAGCAGAGATCATTGCAGTCATCAACGCAGTACCGCAGCAGCATCACCGTGAGCTGCTCCGCTATCGGTATCTTGCCGGCATGAAGTTTGAACAGATCGCTGTGGAGATGCATTACAGCTATCAGCATACCGTTCATGTGCTGCATCCGGAATCTCTGCGGGCTGTCAAACATCTAATTGAATCTAACATACAACCTGTGATATAATGTAGAATAGAAAAGCAGCGGAGCATGAGACAGGCTTTTCGGCACCGTACACCCCACACAGGATGTACGGTGCTTTTCGTCTCCGCATGAAGGAGGGTGGTGAGCAGCAAACAGTGAACGATCATAACTTAATCCCTGCGGCGCACAAGCTGACAGTCGAGGAACAGTCGAACGGCGGCAAGGCATCGGCAGCAGCCAGACGCAGAAAGAAGTCTATGAAGCAAAAGCTGCAGCTGCTCCTTTCGCTCCCTCCGTGCGATAATGACAAAGAACAGCTGGATGCGCTTGGTGTGGAAGAAGAAGATACCGACAATGAGATGGTATTGCTGACAGCATTATTTCTGAAGGCCGCTGCCGGTGACGTACAAGCCTTCCGTGAGATCCGCAGCATTCTGGGCAAGGATATTGCCGCAGCGGAACTGGAGCTGAAACGGCAGGAGCTGAAGCTGAAGAAGGATGCAGCTGTCAGGGATACTCCTTCGGCTGCTGCAGAAACACCGCTGCTGTATCAGGCATTGGGGGCAGATGACACATGACGTTTGCAAAGCTATCTTCCAAGCAGAAGCAATTGTTCCGATGGTGCTACGGCCATGCTTACCGTGCAGTGATCTGCGACGGTGCTGTCCGTTCCGGTAAGACTGTATGCATGATCGCTGCCTTTATTTTGTGGGCAATGCATGAGTTTGACGGAGCGACCTTTGGCATCTGCGGCAAAACCGTTCGTTCGACAGAGCGCAACATTATTATGCCTTTACAAAGCATTGCAGATATTACGGCATATTTCAAGCTGACCTATACCCGTTCCATCAATCTGCTGACGGTAGAGGGCAATGGGCGTAAAAATCATTTCTATGTCTTTGGCGGTAAGGATGAATCCTCCTATATGCTGATTCAGGGCATCACGCTGAGTGGTGTCCTTTTTGATGAAGCAGCGCTGATGCCCCGCAGCTTTGTGGAGCAGGCTATTACCAGAACGCTTTCGGTAGAAAATGCCAAGCTGTGGTTCAACTGCAACCCGGAGCATCAGTTTCACTGGTTTTATAAGGAGTGGATCTGTAAGGCAAAGGAACGAAACGCTCTGCACCTGCATTTTCTCATGTCGGATAATCCGACTTTGACACCGGAACAACTGGCACACGCCGAAAAGAACTTCTCAGGTGTATTCCATGATCGGTATATCAAGGGGCTGTGGTGCAATGCAGAGGGCCTGATCTATCGGGCATTTGCAAACAACACAGCAGATTATCTGCTGGATGCACCGCCCGATGATATTCTCTTTGCCAATATCGGCTTTGACTTCGGCGGCAACGGCTCCGCTCATGCAGGCATCTGTACAGGCTTTTCCCGATCCTTACAGCGGGTAGTGGTGCTGGAGGAATACTACCGCAAGGAAGTGATCTCTCCATCCGTATTGGAGCAGGATATTCTTGCATTTATCCGCCGTTGTCAAAAGCAGTACAGAGTGTATAATGCCTATTTCGATTCCGCAGAACAGGTACTGATCAAAGGCGTGACAGCGGCAGCGGTAAAAGCCCGTGTCCCGATCAACATTCACAACGCCAAAAAGTCCGGGATCCTTGGACGCATCCGTCTGACGGATCATCTGCTGTCACAGCATCGCTTTTTCGTGATGAAGCATTGCAGGCATCTCATTGAAGCCATGCAGACGGCTGTCTGGGACAGCAAGCAGATTACCAAGGACGTGCGGCTGGATGACGGCAACTACAATATTGACAGTCTGGATGCCATGGAATACAGCATCGAGCCTTATATGCAAGATCTCGTTGAAACAGGAGGTATGAAACAGTCATGAATCTTTCGGCCATACAAGCGGCCTTTCCGCAGGATCCCATCCCCGATGTATCCGCTTATTACAGTGAACGGATCAGACTGTGGCGTGATATCTTTGAAAACAATCCCCCCTGGCTGAAGGTCAAGCGTGGCGGTCTGTACAAAAAGGGTGACAGGAGCCGATATACCCTCAGCACTGCCAAGGTGCTGTGTGATCACTTTTCTGCACTCACCTTTTCGGAGCAGTGCAGCATCACTGTCAGCAATGAGCAATATCAAAGCTACATTGATCAGCAGTTGGATCGCAACGGCTTCTGGGACAATATGCCCCTGCTTCTGACCGATGCCTATGCTCTGGGAGGTGGTGTGGTCAAGGTATATGCAGACCAAAAGCAGCCGCAGCTCAGCTACATCCATGCAGAACAGTTTCTCCCCACCGGCTGGGACTCCAAGACAGTCCTGGCCGGTGATTTTGTATCCACAACCCGCAGCAAGGAGTATTATTACACCCTTGTGGAACGGCATCAGCGGGGCAGGATCACCCACAAGCTGTTTCAGGCACGCTCCAACGGAGAAGTGGGCACGCCTTGTCCGCTGAGCACCCTGTATGCGTTCCCCGAGCAGACGGATTATCAGACGGATACCCCCATGTTTGCCTATTTCAAGCCCTGTGTCTCCAACAATGCAGAGTATGACACACCGCTGGGCATGAGCATCTATGCCAATGCTCTTTCCACGCTGGAGGCACTGGATATTGCATTTGACAGCTTTGTGCGGGAGTTTCTTCTCGGTAAAAAGCGGATCATCGTGCCGGCATCTGCCATCCAGACGGTAGTGGACCCCACTTCCGGAGAACTGGTACGGTATTTTGATGCCGATGATGAAGCGTTTGTAGCGCTGAAAGCAGACGACACCAAGGAAATGAAGATCACAGACAACACCATTACTCTGCGAATCGAGGAGCACGTTGCAGGCATCAATGCGCTGCTGAATATCCTCTGTTTTCAGGTGGGACTTTCGCCCGGCTCCCTCTCTTTTGATGCGGTACAGGGGCTGAAAACGGCTACGGAGATCATCTCCCAGGACAGCAAGACCGCACGCACGGTCAAATCCAATAAAAACCTGCTGACAGAGACCATTGAAACGATCATTCATGCGCTAATCGCCGTGGGTGTCTTTCTGAAGCTGATCCCCCAAGCCGAATACACCGTGACGGTAGGCTGGCAGGACAACATCGTCATTGATGACAACACCCTCATTGATAACAACATCAAGCTGGTGGATGCAGGTCTGAAATCCAAGGTAAAGGCCATAATGGATGTGCAGAAGTGCGATGAAGCCGAAGCACTGGCAGAGCTGGAACGTATCGCCAAGGAGCAATCGGTCGGCGGTCTTGCGGTAGATGATTTTCTGAGCAGCAGAAAGGGCGAAGGCGATGACACCTCTGGAACTGATGCAGTGGAGTGAGGGCCTTGCCGATCTCTACACGGGATTGGAAACAGACCTCATCGCCAATATTGCGGCATATCTGGCAAAGGGCAGCGCAGACAGCAGCACGGCACAATGGAAGCTGCAGATGCTTGCACAGATGGGTGCGCTCAACCGGCAGAACCTGCAGACCATTCTCTCCTATTCGGATATCATCACGGAAGAAATGCAGGCTGCTCTGGAAACTGCGGCTCTGGCAGCCATAGAGGAGCTGGAGCCGGGCTTCCGGCAGCTTGCCCGTGAAGGCTTCATCAATGATACCGACATTCCCGTAGATGTGACCACCGCAGCAGTCCTGAAAGCCTATCGCAAACAGGCACAGGATGCGCTGAATATGGTGAATACAGTAATGCAGTACAAGGCAAAGGCGGCTGCCCGCAGGCTCATCAACGATACCGCAGAGCTTGCTGATAAACCTGAGTTCCTTGCTATGCTGAACAAAGCAGCAGGCTCCATGGTAACGGGTGGGGAAAGCCGTCAGGCAGCATTGCGGCGCTGTATTCATCAGATGACGGAAAAAGGCATTCCCGCCTTTGTGGATAAGCTGGGCAGAGAGTGGACTCCCGAAGCGTATATCAACATGGATCTGCGTACTACCATGTCCAACGTGGCACATCAGGTACAGTTTGACCGCATGGACGCTTACGATCTTACCTTGCTGGAGGTCAGCAGCCATGCCGGAGCCCGCCCTAAGTGTGCCAAGGATCAGGGCAAGATCTTCAACCGCAACGGCAGCGGCGGCTATACCACCGATCTCCACGGCAGGAAGATCCGCTATTATGCCTGGAAGGACAGCTCCTACGGTGAGCCGGATGGGCTGCTTGGTATCAACTGCGGGCATCATGTCTATCCGTTCACACCCGGTATTGATGTGCAGCGGTATTTCCCCTATGACGAAAAGGAAAATGATGCGCTGTATCAGAAGATGCAGCATCAGCGGGAGCTGGAACGCCGTGTGAGACGCTCCAAACGGGAATGCATGATGCTGGAGACTACCGGTGATACCGAGGGCTTTGCAAAGGCATCTGTTACGCTGAAACAGCGGGAGCAGGCTTTGAAGCAGTATTGCGCCGATGAGGGACTTGACTATAAAAACGACCGCACCGCCGTGGTGGGCTATGGCAGAAGCACCGCTGCAAAGGCCTCTGCTGCTGCCAAGCGAAAACTTGCCGAACAGACCCGAAAACGCCTTGACAAATCTGCGGAAAGTGGTATAATGGAGTCAAGGGACAAAAAAGCAGGCGGTCTTTCTGCACCAATCGTACCTTCAAAGGTTGATACCACAAAGCGCATTGGTAGTGATACTTTTAGTGAAGAAGCACGCACTGAGCTGTTTCGTGATGAGCGTATCATCTCAGGCAATGCATATGAGACTGCATCTCTGTATAATGCGAACGGTGAGAAGATATTCCGAAAAAAAGGAACCCAAGACTCGGTGACATTCACTGCCAAAGAAATGAAGTTGATGCATGGCGGTATATTGACTCACAATCATCCCAACGGTTCAGTTTTTTCAGCAGAAGACATCAATATGCTTCGGCGAGGAAAGCTCGCGGAGATTCGTGCTTGTAACCGTCTTGGCACTTATGTGCTACAAACGCCCGGTGCATGGCCAAAGGAACTTTCCAGTCTTGAAGATATACGTTCCGCCTATGATCGCATCATGGCCGAAGCAGGCGAAAAGTATAAAGACATTGCAGCACAGGAAGGTAGGAGCATTCTTTACTATCTCGATAGAATGGATGAGGATGCCATGGATATGTTTAGTAAGGAATTTGGCCTAATATTCAGATGGGAGGCAGCTGATAATGATTAGTATTTCGGATGTTTCGGATGAGAGAGACTTTAGTGATTATCCTGAGAATACTGAGTTTATTCACAGTGAACAATTTCCTCGTTATCTGCTCAATCCTTTCGAAATCATTTTCCCTTCTGACCCTAGATATGCTGATGCATTAACACGAGAAGAATTAACTGCAAAGCAGTCAAAAACCGTCTGAATAATCAGGCGGTTTTTTCATACCCAAAACAAGAAAGTGAGGAATTTATTATGAGAGAACTGAGCACCATCCAGAAGCGAGAGAAGCTGAACCGTGTATTTGCCGCTGATGATACCGGCTCCGGCAATGCGAACCATGCGTATGACATCTACCCTGCCGAAGGCTTTGACGAAAACACGGAACCGCTTCTTTGCATCCAATTCCAGCACGGTCCACGCAAAGAAGCAGCCAGTACACACGGCGTTCTTGACACAGACCTTTTGGAGATCGTTCGTGACCGTCTGCGAGGTTTCCAAAGCGGTTCTTTCGCTTGCCGTGAGAATGCCTGCGCATTAACTCACATCGAAGAAGCGCTGATGTGGATGAATCGGCGTGTTGAAGATCGCATTGAACGCAATGTGCTTGGCACAGAGCAGAAATAAATACGGAATCTAGCATCTCGAAAGAGGTGCTTTTTTCATACCCAAATCACAACAAAGGAGGCTATTTCCCATGGATGAAGGATCCAAGACCACACCGCAGGCACCGCCCACCGAGCCGCAGCCTGCACCTGCACCTGCTCCTGCACCTGCACCGCAGACCCCGCCGCAGGAAACCCCCGCACCTGCACCGGCAGAGCCCAAGGAGTATGCACCCTCTGCCGATGAGCTGGAGGCATTCCGCAAATGGAAGGAATCGCAGCAGTCCGAGGCGGAAAAACAGGCTGCTGCCATCAGCAAAGCAGAAAAAGCCCGTACCGCTGCCGAAGCAAAGGCTGCCGCTGCCGAGCTGAAGCTCACTGCCATGCGCAAGGGTGTACCCGCAGATGCACTGGATGATGTGATCGCACTGGCAAAAACCAAGATCACCGACAAGGTGACCGCTGAAGCTGCCATTGATGAGATCATCAGGAAGTACCCCGCATTTTCCGCAGCAGGGGCAGCATCCGGTACCACCGGAGCAGCTACCCCCAACAATCCGCCGCCCACCGGTACCGACGAAGCCAAGGCACGCCGTATCATGGGCCTTCCGCCCCTTAAGTAACGATGAATCAATCAGGAGGTAAACAACTATGGCAAACGTTATCACACTCTTCAAGAAGTACATTGACCTGCTGGATGAGGTGTATGCACAGGCATCTCTCACATCCTGTCTGGACAGTGACCCCGAGCTGGCCCGTGCCGGTGCCAATGCAAACGAGATCGTCATTCCCAAGCTGAGCATGGACGGCCTTGCCGATTACAGCCGAAACGACGGCTATGTGGCAGGCAATGTCACCATGGTCTATGAGACCGTAGCCTATAACTACGACCGTGGCCGTAAGTTCGATGTGGATAACATGGACAACGAAGAGACTGCCGGTCTGGCATTCGGCAAGCTGTCCGCAGAGTTCATCCGTACCTGTGTGGTACCCGAGATGGACGCATTCCGTATGGCCACCTACGCAGGCACCGAAGATATCTCTACCACTGCTCCCGCTGATCTGACTACCGGTGAAGCTGTGATTGCTGCCATCCGTGCCGCAGTCAGCAAGATGGATGAGGATGAAGTGCCCAAGGAAGGCAGAATCCTGTACATCACGCCCACCAAGAAGGGCATGGTGGATGATCTGGATACCACCAAGTCCCGTGAGGTATTCAAGGGCTTCTCCCGCATTGTGGAGATGCCCCAGAGCCGCTTCTATACCGCTATCAAGCTGATGGATGGTAAGTCCTCCGGCGAAGAGGCAGGCGGCTACACCAAGGCAGACGATGCTGCGAATATCAACTTCATGATCATTCATCCCTCTGCCCTGATGCAGTACCCCAAGCACACGGTAAACAAGGTCATTTCTCCCGCAGAGAACCAGGATAAGGATGCATGGCGCTTCTTCTACCGTGCATACGGCCTTGCCGATGTGTACGAGAATAAGCGCGCAGGTATCTATCTGCACAAGGCTACCACCTGATAAGGAGGCATTACAATGGGCAAGATCGTAGGCATTACCTATCCCAAGCCTGCACCCACTCCCGCACCTGAACAGCCGAAACCCAAGGGCAAGGGTGAGGACAAGTGACCGGATTCTATCATAACCAATGGAACGGCAGCTTTGACGGCACCGAGGAGGAGCTTGCGCTTCTCCTCTTCCGTGCCGCAGATATTGTAGACAATGCCATCAGCATCAGCGGCTATACGGTGAAGACCGTGCCGCAGCTCTGGCATGACAGAGTATACAAGGCAGTCTGTGCGCAAGCGGATTTCATTGAAGCACAGGGCGGTGCAGAAAGCCTCACAGAAAGCGCGTACAGCAGCGTGACTCTCGGGAAGTTCAGCTACACCAAGGCAGCATCAAACGCCTCTGAGAACACGTCAGGCACATCTGCGGAGGTGCTTTGCCCCTTGGCGCAGAGCTACCTTGTACCCACAGGCTTGCTGTATCGGGGGGTGACTGTCGTATGAAGCCCATCCCGAAAGAGCTGCTGCTTCATACAGCGACGCTGCAAACCGTTACACAGGATGCATGGCAGTCGGATACGATCACCAATACCGTCACTCTGACAAAAATCAGGGTAGAGCCGTCTGCCAAGCTGGTCAGCGACAAACAGGGCAGGCAGATCACACTTTCCGCCGCATTGCTTTATGATTGCCGCAGCAGCCGTCCGAAAGGCGTACAGTTCTCTCAGGGGCAGCGCATCCTGTTTGACGGCAAGCAATATACCATAGAGCTGATCGAGCCGATGTATGACGGCAGACGGCTGCATCACTATGAATTGGGGCTGACGACATGGCAGGAGTAACCATCACACTGAATATGGCAGCAGTCAAAGAACGGCTGCAGGAAGCAGCACAACGGGCAGTAGCCGATACTGCTATGGCAGCGCTGAAGGACTGCAACTACTACTGCAAGCAGGATCAGGGACAGCTCATTGCAAGCAGTCAGATACACAGCGAGCCCGAAAAGGGTATTCTCCGATGGAAAACGCCTTACGCCCGCCGTCAGTATTATCTGGATGCGGCACGAAAGAAACCGAACCCCAATGCCCGTAAGATGTGGGCGCATCATGCCGCAAGCGTACACGGTGCAGAATGGCTGCTGCGGATGCAGACGGCATTTACCAAATATGCAAAGGAGCGATGATATGCAATCGACTTTGCTGGATTATTTTTCCAAGCTGACCGGTGCGGTCATCGGGCAGCTCCCCGAGGGCAATGCTCTTTGCGTGCAGCTTGCTCCGTCTTCGGAGGGTACGCAATATCTCAGCGGTACAAGCAGTGACGATCTGTCGCTGCTTTTTTTGTGCCGCAACGAGAATCAGCAGACAGCACTCTCCACACTGGAACAGATCTGCAGCACCCTGACCCGAACAAAAGCACACCCTCACGGAATCTACCGGCTCAGCGTTGCTACTCAGCCCAACTATGTGGACAGAGAGGGCAAGAGCTGGGTCTATTCCTGCATGATCCATTGCAGATATTACGATCCAAACGGATTTTCATAACAGGAGGTTATTTGTATGAGCGCAAAAAGCACAGGTATGATCAAGACCAATTACAACTATGAACTGAGCATCAACACCACCCCCGACAGTGAGACCGCTACCATGGCACCTGTGGCCGAAGGCTTTGATAACATCGCCGAATCGCTGAATGAGGTACTGTATCAGTCTTCTTTTCTGGGGGACGGCGGCTGGGGCCGTTCGGAAGTCACCGGCGGCCAGCTGATCCTTACCCTTTCCGGTGTGCGTGTTGTCGGTGATGCCGCACAGGACTACATCTTCGGGGATGCGGTATACTTCGGTTTTGGCGAAAACCGCAAGACCGATGCCCAGCTCACCTGCCCCGATGGTTCCACCATCACCTGCGGTGTGACCCTTGCCAAGATTGCACGCACGGGCGGTGCCGCCAACAATGCAACAGCCGTTTCGGTGGAGCTGCACTTTAACGGCAAGCCTGTTGTCACAACAGCAGGCTGATAGCAGAATAATAAGGAGGAACTTTTATGGCGTATCAGATTAAAAAAGCAGAACGGATCACGGAAGATCTGGAGCTGCTTGGTGATGATAACAGCGTAGCGCTGACCATTCATGTGGACATTGACGTTGACCGCATTGCCCGTGATTACCGCATGGCCATGCTGCATCTGACCGAGACGCAGAAGGCAGCGAAAAACGGTGACCCGGAGGCTCTGACACAGTACGGCGAAGCCATTGTGCAGGCCTATGAGCTGGTATTCGGCGTGGAGAATACCCAGCGGATCCTTGCTTACTTTGACGGCAAAACAACCGATATGGTTCTGCAGACCATGCCTTTTCTGTATGACGTTATCGAGCCTGCGGTATACAGAGCTGTACAAAGCAAGCGGAAAGTGATCGCCAATAACCTGCGGCTGAGCCGTTCTCAGCGCAGAAGACTGGGCCTGTTATGAATATCCTGTACCCACTGCCTAACGCTATTGTGTTTGAGGGCAGACGGTACCCCCTGGATCTCTCCTATGATACGGTGCTGAAGGTGTTTGCAGTCTACGCAAATACCGAGCTTTCTTCAACAGAGCAGGCAGAATACGCTGTGGCATTACTGGTCAGGCGCAAGGCTCCCACAGCCATTCTCACGCCTGTATTCAAGGAGCATATCAGCATTACAGGGAAGAAATCCCTGCGGCAGAGTGCAAAGTCTTTTGATTTTCAGGCAGACAGCAGCTATTTATATTCCTCCTTCCTGATGGATTACGGCGTTGATTTGTTTACAAGTCAGCGCCGTTTGCATTGGCAGAAGTTCCTTGCCATGTTTCAGGGGCTTTCTGCCCGCACCAAAATGCGGGAGGTCATGTCCATCCGGCAGCGACCCATCCCCGAACCCACGAAGCACAACGCAAAGGAGATCGAGGAGCTGATGCGCCTGAAAAGCTACTATGCGCTGACCGTATCCCAGGAGGAACGGGAACAACAGATGCAGAATGCGCTGGCCGATCTGGCAGGCGCACTGCGATACCGTGCTGAGAAAGGCGGGTGATGCATATGCCGGATACCGACGGTCAGGTCGTATATGAAATACGGGCGGATGACAGCAAGCTGGACAGTGATCTGGCTGCATCCAAAGAAAAGGTAACCGATGCAGCCTCCGATACCGCACAGGCGGTGGAAAAGCAATCGGAAACAGCAAGCAAGGTCATTCGTTCCGATTCCGACCAAACCACCCAGCATATCAAGAAGAACAATCAAAAACAGGTCAGGGATGAGAAAGAATCCGCTGACCGGAAGCAGGGCTACTGGAAGAAATTCACATCCCATGTCAAGCAATCGGTAACGGAAACCAAGGAGCATTTTTCCAAGGCAACCGATAAGATCGGCAATGCGGTGAAGCATCCGCTGCAGACCATCAAAAGCAGTGTATCCGCAGCCGCAGATAAGGTAAAAGCCACTGTGGAAAAGGGTGCCGAAAGCGTTGTGGATTTCATCTTTCATCCGGTAGAAACCTCCAAGAAAGCTGCAGCCGCCATTGTAGAGCACGCCAAAGCCGCCAAGGAAAAGGTATCGGGGCATATTGAAGCCATCAAACCGGTGGCAGAAGCTGTGGGCAGCGGCATTGTTACTGCCACCAAGGTAACGGCTGCGGGCTTTGCCGCCATCGGTTCTGCAGCATTGGCAGCCGGCATTCAGGGTACTACCTCTGCGGTGAATCTGGATCAGGCCATGAACAGCTTTGCGGCATCCACAGGTGTTTCCGCTGCCAAGCTGGATGACTATGAATCGGTGCTGAAAAGCATCTACGCAAACAACTACGGTGAGAATTTTCAGGACATTGCCGATTCCATGGCATTGGTCAAGAAGAACCTGGGCGATCTTTCGGACAAAGAGCTGCAAGCCGTCACCGAGGCTGCATTTACCCTGCGGGACACGTTTGAGTATGATGTAGCCGAATCTACCAGAGCCGCCAAAGCCATGATGGATAACTTCGGCATCTCCGGCGAAAACGCTATGTCGCTGATCGCAGCGGGCGCACAGAACGGGCTGGACTACTCCGGTGAGCTGATCGACAGCATCAATGAATACTCGGTGCAGTTCGGGAAGCTGGGCTTCACTGCCGATGATATGTTCAAGATCTTCCAGCAGGGTGCCGAAAACGGCGCCTGGAATCTGGACAAGGTAGGCGATGCCATCAAGGAGTTTTCCATCCGTGCCATTGACGGCTCCGATGCCACTGCCGAAGGCTTTGCTGCCATCGGTCTGGATGCGGCGAAAATGTCCGCAGCCTTTGCCAAGGGTGGAGATACCGCCAAATCAGCCTTCCAAAAGACCGTATCTGCTCTCGTTGCCATGGAGGATCCTCTGGCAAGAGATGCAGCGGGTGTATCACTGTTTGGTACCATGTGGGAAGATCTGGGCGTGGATGCTGTGGCATCTCTGGCAGAGATCTCCCAGGGCGCATACGACACCGAAGACGCACTCAAAGGCATTCAGGAGGTCAAATATAACGACCTTGCATCCATGTTTGAGGGTGCAAAGCGTTCGGTTGAGCTGCTGCTGATCCCTCTGGGGGAACAGCTCATTCCCGTTTTCCAACAGATCATTGAAGATGTCATGCCTGCGGTAGAGGATTCTTTACCCGTTGTCATTGACTGCTTCAGTGGACTTCTGAAACCTGTGCTTGATCTGGCTACCGATGCACTGCCGCAGCTTGTGACATGGCTGAGTGGGCTTTTTGACCCCATGAGCGAAAACACTGATCTGATGGCTACTATGAAGTCGGTCCTTCAAGAAGTCAAAGAAGTATTCAGTGCGCTTGCAGAGCCTATCAAAACGCTGATTAACGAAGCATTACCGCCTCTGTTGGAAATTTTCGGCAGGATCATGCCGGTGATCGGTCAGCTTGCGTCTGAGCTGCTGCCCCCTCTCATCGAGGTGTTTCTGGCACTATTACCGCCTATCAAAACACTTATTGAGGAATTACTGCCACCACTGGAAAGCCTAATCACAGCCCTGAAGCCCGCCCTGGAAGCTCTTGCCCCTGTTGTGGGCATACTGGCCGAAAAGCTGGGTACATCGCTTGCGGATGCGGTAGAGGTCATCATGCCCCTGATTACAGGCATCATTGATGTACTGACCGACCTGCTCGGCTTCATCGAGGATGTTTTCACAGGCGATTGGGAATCTGCATGGGATCACATTGTATCTGCATTCAAAAAGGCGTTCAACCTCATTCCCGCAGCGGCAGAAGCTGTTATCAACAGTATGATCGGTATTCTCAACGGACTCATCGGCGGCATCAACGCTATAACAGGCACGGTTGGTATCACAGCGATTCCCGAGATCTCCACAGTATCGCTGCCCAGATTCCATACAGGCGGCATTGTAGATCTGCAGGGGCGGTATGAAGCACCCATCATGGCAAAAGACGGCGAAATGGTGCTGACACAGGCACAGCAGAAAATGCTGTTTGATATGGCAAACGGCATGGCATATCCCGCAGACAGCTCTGCCGGCACACAGCATACTGTCAACAACTACTATAACACTACAGATATCACCAACAACAACGAATTTTCCGTGCGGGATGACAGTGACATCGAGCGTATCTCCCGTGAACTGAATCATTTGCAGGCACGGGAAGATGCCGGAAAGGGAGAATGAATATGTATATCATCTACCGAGGGCATACCAACACCGAGTACGGTGTGGAGATCAAGGATCTGCAGGTACCCCCAAGGGCTGCGGAGCAATACGAAATGCAGCAGATCCCCGGCAGATTGTCACCCATCCCGTTCAGAATGGGACAATACAAAAGCGGTAAGCTGACTGCGGTGCTGGTGCTGTGCAATACCGCCGATCTGCGGCAGATTTACAGCTGGCTCTCGGGAGAGGGTCAGCTGATCTGCAGCGATACTCCGCAGTTGTATTACCGTGTGCTGTCCTGTGATGTCATCAGTACAAAGCGTGTCGGAGCTGCAAACACCATCCGTGAGTTAAGTGTCAGCTTTACAGTGCTGCCGTTTGCCTATGCCGTGGAAAACACACCCATCATTGCTGAGAAAAGCCCTATGGAGTTTGAAACGCAAGGCAGTATTTATTCCGAACCGCTGATCTGTCTGTCGGGCATCAGCGGAGATGTGGTGCTTTCAGTCAATACCGTGGAGCTTGCCATCACCGGCATTACGGGAGATCTCTGCATTGATGTGGAACGGCGCAAGGCCTATCAGATCGCCGAAGACGGCAGCATGACTCTTGTGCTGGGCAATACCACGGGCAAGCTGTGGAACATGGTTCTGGTACCTTCCGCAACCGCAAAGAATGTGGTATCCTGGACAGGCAGTGTAGCGCAGGTATCGGTGACAAAGAATGAGAGGTGGTTGTAATGCAGACTGCACTGACTATCGGCACAGAATACCCCGATCGTCTGATGATCGGCACGGGAACAGAAGATAATCCGTGGATCATCGGTGACAGCGACCATGAGCAAAACCTGCAGAACCTTCTGGATGCTCTGGTAACCCCATCTGCATACATCAAGCTGACGAAGGACATCAGCGCTGCCCAAAGTGTGACCTACCGTGAAGGCATCAGCCATGCCATCACCATAGCAGCAGCTAAGCTGTATGCAGATGAAAAGGTAAAGGTTTCGGGACTGATCATCAATACAGATTACTGTATTCAAATCAGCGGAAGTATTACACATACCGTTGAGAATATTCAGTTTATGAGCCTGATTCACAAGGGCAGATATCCGGCTATATACGGATTATCCAACACTCTCTATCCTACGATTTTTTCAAACTGCGATTTTTCGGGGATCAAGCGTTCCGGCGGTGATATTCGGTTTTCGATGTATGCAGTACGCTTCAGCCATTGCTCCATCAATTGGGACACAACGGCTGCGGTTGGTGACAGCAGCGGTACCGTATTTGATACATCCCTCAAATATGAATACTGCTCCATCTGCTACAAAGGTCCTGTACATGGCTATGGATATCAGACCACACCTTTGCTGAAAAACGGTGACCATGTAGGAATCGTGGGCGAAATTTCCACCAGCGTTTCCGGCACCTATCTGTTCGATGGCTGCCGGTACTGCTATTTTGCAGGTATGGTGGATTGCAGCATTATGAACACCACTATCGGCTGCGGACTGTATTCGTCCAATCCGCAATGCCTCATGTGTATCACAGAAACCACAGGAAGCTACACGCTGACAAAGAACACCAATATCACCGATGTTACACCCGATCAGCTCCGTGACCGTGACTACCTGTACAGCATCGGTTTTCTGCCGTAAGGAGGTGTAAAAATGGCATCATGGATTGACACCAACTGGCAGCAGGATGATGCTGTAAACGGCGGTTTTCCATATCCTGTGGGGGCATCGGCTCCTATTGCCTTTGATTTGACTGCGGTATATACACCGTGGAAATTCTCCCCTTACATCAATGACGGATTCCCATATATCGTAGAGATCAATGTAAAAGAGCCGGTCCCCATGCCTGCCATTCATGAACCGCTGATCGTATATGCATCCAATGAGCACAGCTTTACTTCCAACGGTCTGCGGATCCTGCAGCCCCTCAGCTGCATTACCGAGGAGGGCGAAAGCTGGGATGCAGTCATCACCCACCCCATTGATGCGGATGGTGACTGGACAGCACTGCAAACCAAAAATATCGTGAAGATCCCATGTTGGCGCAGAGGAAAGCTCCACCCGCAGTTGTTTCGGATCTATCGTGCGGTAACAGCCATGTCCTCCAACGGAGAACAACGGCGGACTGCTTATCTCCGCCATATTTTCTATGATCTGAATGATGCCTGGATGGAAGAAACATCGCTGACCGATCTGCCCGGTACCGAAGCGATCAACCATGTGCTGAAAGGATTTGATCTGGTGCCGGGCGTAAACCCCGGTGTATGGTTTACTGCATACAGCGATATTACCGAGCAGCGCAGCATCACCTATGGCGGCAGTACCATCACCGCAGCATTGATCGGCACCGATAACAGTTTCATTCATCGTTGGGGCGGTGAACTGTATCGGGACAACTACTACTTCAGCATCTGTAAACGTCGGGAAAACAGCCTGGATCACGCCTTTGCCATCACTTATAGCGTAGAAATGACGGAATTGGAAGAAGACATCAATTATTCCGATTATGCTACTTATGTTATGGCATCGGACAACTTCGGGCACAGTGCAGTACGGTATCTGCTGGAGCTTTCGGCTTTGCGTCCCCATCATGCGGTAAGAAAGGTACAGTTCAACTATGCTTCCCAAGAAGAAGCGGACAGCGCATTTGAGCTGGATTTTGAGAACTACTTTGCATCTGTCAGTACGCCTCTGATCTCCTATCGTGTCTGCCTGGCCGATCTTGCACACACACAGCTCTACAAGGATTTTCTGGCACTGGAAGCGTTCGATGTGGGCGATATGGGCACGGTGTATCATGAGCTGCTGGATATCTCCACTACACAGAAGATCATCAGCAAGCGCACAGATGCACTCACCGGTAAGGTTCTGGAGATTCGTCTGGGTAACCTGCCGGGCAGCATTACCCGTAAGCGTCCGTACAGCAATACCATTTCAACAGGGCAGACAGCAGCAGAAAAACGGCTGGCAGCAACGCAGTCACAGTTGGATGCGTTGTCACTTGAAATGATCGTGACGCACCCCATTGCAACAGCAAACGGCAAATGGCTGATCACATCAGCCGGAAAATTTATTATGTGGAAAGGTGGTACATAATGGCAAACCCACAGGTTTTGAATACCAATATGACCGATGAAGAGATCCTTGCGGCATTGGCGCATTATCTTGCAGCCAATAATCCGCACAACGTCACCGCAGAGCAGGTTCCGGTCAGTGCAGAAGGCATCACAGCGAATAATGTGAGCGCTGCATTGCTGGAGGTGCTGGCTGTAACAAAGATTCAAACTCTCTCTAAAGGCACGGCCATCCCCGAAGGAGCAGATCTGGACAGCTATACCACACCGGGCGTGTTCCATTCGCCCACAGGCGCACAATCTGCCACGCTGGTGCATAGCCCGACCAAGGTTTACGGTTTCCGGCTTGAAGTGCGTGAGATCATCTCCGGCCGCTATATGCAGATCGTGTATCCCAACGCCAAGGGCGTTTTCTATATGAGAAATCTGCTTTCCGCCGGCTGGTCTAACTGGTTCAAGTTTGCCGGCGAGGAGATCATTCCGGCAGAGGAGGCATCCGCATGAAGTATATTATAATGATTTTGATCGTTCTGGGGCTTGCCGGTGCGGATTTCCTCACCGGATTGATCAAAGCCTACATCAAGGATGACGTATGCAGTGCCAAAATGCGAAAAGGCGGACTCAATAAAATGGGTGAGCTCATCATTATGGTCACTGCCTGCGGTCTGGAGATCGGCATTGAGCAGCTTGGGCACTACTATCAGGCAGCAGAGCTGGCAGCGGTTGCCGGTAAAGTGGCCGCAGGGCTGATATTCGGCTATATCGTGGTCATGGAGCTGATCTCTATTCTGGAAAATTACAGCTCCATCTGCCCCGATGCATGGTGGGTGCGGTCGGTCATCGGTAAGCTGCGCAACGTCAAATCAAAGGAGGATACAAAATGAAGATCTGTCTGGATGCCGGGCATTTTGGCAAGTATAATCCCTCTCCTATCGTCAAGGGCTACTATGAAGCGGAAATGGCCTGGAAGCTGCATCTGCTGCTGAAAGCGGAGCTGGAAAGCTACGGCTGCGAGGTCATCACTACACGGGGCGATCAGGCAAAGGACATGGAGGTTTCCAAGCGTGGCAAAGCTGCACAGGGCTGTGATCTGTTCATTTCTCTGCATTCCAATGCTACGGCAGATGGGGCAACATCGCCTGATTATCCCATCGTATACGGTCAGATTTCGGGCGTGGCAGATGCTCTGGCAGAAAAGCTGGCAAACCGCATCGCAGATGTCATGCAGACCAAGCAATCGGGCAGAGTGGGGCATCGCAAGGGAAACAACGGCGATTATTACGGCGTGCTTCGTGGCTCTGCTGCGGTGGGTGTGCCGGGGCTGCTGATCGAGCATAGCTTTCACACCAACGAACGCTCCGCAAAATGGCTCATGGATGAAAGCAATCTGCGGCAGCTTGCCCAAGCGGAGGCGGAAGTGATCGCCAAGCACTACGGGCTGCAAAAGCCCAAGGTAGACAAGCTCTACCGAGTGCAGGTGGGCGCATTCCGCATCCGTGAGAATGCAGAAGCTATGGTGCGGAAAATCAAGGAGGCGGGCTTTGAGGCCTTTGTGACGGAATCTGAATAG